TGGTTAACAATCTCGCTGGAGCTAGGTTCGAGAATGAATATCCAGGCAAGATGTTTAGCTCTGCCAATTATCCAGGTCTTATGAGGCGCCATGCGGAGTTTGTGCGTGGGCGTATATCAAGCCTTAAGCCTTGGGAACTGAAAGCAATGAAGAGATCTGGAGAGCTTGGATTTATGAAATTCATGATGCCGAATGAAAAAGGTCCTCTGGTCAACCCAGCACTTCGCGCTAAATGACCTGATCGAGTCGGGGACTCGGGGCTGAAGGCCCAATTCCCCTGGTGGGTTGGCAGACCTTGCGGCTTCGCCGCAATCTGCCCAGTTCGAGCGCCTGTAGCGCTCTGGTCGCCTGGGGTTTCGCCCCGATGAGCCTAGGCAACTCAAACACCAAGCACGGAGTGGAGTCCGTGTAGGAAAAGGCGCCTTGCGCCAGGAGACAGAAAATGCCCAATTCTCTTCTCACAATCAACATGATTACCAGGGAAGCTGTTCGCCTCTGGAAGAATACAAATGCTTTTCTGCAGAATGTGGATATGCAATACGACGATAGCTTCGCTGTCAGCGGAGCTAAGATCGGTTCCCAACTCCGCATTAGGCTCCCCAATGATTTTACTGTGACGACAGGTCCAGCGCTGGCTGTGCAGGACACTTCGGAGCAGAGCACCACGCTGGTTTTGGCGACTCAGAAACACGTCGATGTTGGATACTCGACGGCAGATAGGACTCTAAGTCTCGATGACTACTCCAGACGTATTCTCGCCCCGATGGTGAATAACCTTACTGGGGCTGTGACAGTCGATATAATGTCTGGGAGTGAGGGCGGGATTTGCAACTTCCAGGCCAATCAAGATGCAGGGAATAATATCCTCAGCCCTATCGCAAGCACATATCTCAATGCTGGGGCGAGTTTGGACCTGAATTCCGCTCCTGTGGCGAATAGGAAGATTCTCAATTCGCCTCGAACTGAAGCCAGAGTCGTATCGGCGCTCTCTGGGCTGCTCAATCCGGCGAGTGAGATCTCTCGCCAATACATGACTGGGCGAATGTACGACGCCCTGGGGTTCCTGTGGATGAAGGACCAGACAGCTATTACCCATACGAATGGGGCCTTGGCCCAGGGTTCAGCCACGGTTAATGGAGCTGGACAGACCGGCTTGACCCTCACTGTTAATGCTCTGGCCAATGGCTTGAACATTGGGGACATCATCACCGTTGCTGGGGTGAATGCGGTCAACAGGATCACCAAACAGGACACTGGAGAGCTGAGGCAGTTCGCTGTCACAGCGACTGTGGCAGCAGGAGCAGTTTCTATCCCGATATTCCCAGCCATTATTCCACCTGTGGGTGGGCAGCCAGTTCAGTATCAGACAGTAACCGCAAGTCCTGCAAATGGCGCGGCTGTGAACCCAGTGGCTGGGCTCGCAGCCTCCACCCAATACCGCAAGAACTTTGCTTATGCTCCGGAGGCAGTGACTTTGGCCACGGCGGATCTCGAAATGCCTCATGCAGTTCATGAGGCGGCGAGAGAGCAGTTCGATGGGGTGAGTATGAGAATGGTCACGGACTACTTCATCGGAACGGATCAGCTTATCACCCGCCTCGATGTTCTCTATGGATACCTCTGGATTCGCCCCGAATGGGCCTGTGTGGTTGCGGATCAGCTTTGATGCAAAAGCTTGACCCTCGGAAAGCTAAGACACTCGGAGAGGCTTGTGCTAATCCAGATGGTACATACAATGGTCTTCGATTAATGTCTTGGCTTTCTGAGGCAGTTGATCCTGGTTATGGCATTTCACTTGAGGAAGTGGAAAGTATTTACCAGGAGATTAAATCAAAGAGGCTTACCTCGCGATGAAACGGCATATTTGGCAGTTGACTGAGATCTCAATTTCCATTATGCCGTTTCATTGGGCTTTGGAGATATATCACGATTGCCAATACTTTCAATTGGCATTTGGTCCGCTGAGGTTCTCCATTGGATGGCCTATTGTAACTGGTGCTGAGGTAATTAAATGAATTGGTCTGCGTTCTCAGCTGAGTTGGTGGGGAAATTCTCCACCCAGCCGCAGAATGCCTACCGGGTGGAGTTGGCTTGTAGGCAAATAGCTGAGGGGTTACAAGTCCTAGCTGGGCTTGGATTCCCGTTTCATCTAGAGCCTGGGCATATGTCTGGCAGCGAATGGCCGAAGATGATGTTTAATGCAACAGCTCCGAATGGAGTCCTGGTGTATGGCCCGACTCAGCAGTCCGAGCTGGGTGAGGGCTGGTTTGACTCTCTGGCCAAGGCCAGGGAGTGGCATGGGCAGAGGACTCAGCTTATTGGCCGAGGGGGGAAGAGGCTGGCTGGGCTTCCGGTTCCAGTTGGTCGCCAGCTGACTAATGTAGAGAGAGATCTCCCTGTGGCTAGGGATTCGGCTGAGGAGCGCGAAGCTCGGATTGCAGAGGCAAAGGCTTTGCTGGCTAAGACACAAGCTGAGCTGGCGAGGCCGAATGGGTCAGCAACAATTCATGGATACAAGGGAGGCTAATATGCCAGTAACTAAGAAGGGGAAAAAGATCAAGGCTGCGATGGCCGAACAATATGGGGAGGAGAAGGGGGAGAGGGTATTTTATGCCTCTGAGCGTAAAGGCACAATTAAGGGGGTTGCGAAACATGGGCCAAAGGCCCGGAAAGGTAAATAACAATGGCTAGACTCAGACACGCCTTTACGATATATGATGCGATGGAGGCAAAGGGGGTGTTCGATGCCAACCCTGCCAATCCGAGTTCGAGGGATGGAGTGACTGGGGAGGCCCTTTATAAAGGCCCAGTTCCATATCCCAGGATGCTTTATCACCCAAAGGGGGACGAGATTGTGATTGTCCCGGCGGAGATTGTGGTAACTCCGCTCGGCCCACAGAGGGTTGGGGAACAGAGAGTCCTCGTGCATAAATTGGTGAATAATGCTGAAGAGGAAAAGGCGCTACGTGCTGAGGGCTGGCACGATCATCCAGCCAAAGCCATCGGGGCTCGGCTTGGGGTTGAGTTTGCCCCAGCCATATCCCCAGACGAGAAGATCAAGCAGCTTGAGGAGCAACTTCGCAATCTGCAAGCTGAGAAGGCTGATGTTGAGGCGAAGGTGCTAGCGGAGCAGAGATCCTCAGGCAGGACTGTGGGAGTGAAACAACAGTCGAGGCCATCAGCAACGCCTGTGGCCGAGTGAGCTGAGCTGGCGAAGCCATGACCATTCTCGATCCAACTGCCACCTCGATGGGGGACCTCGTGAATGAGGCCCTCAAAGAGTCCGGCCGAATTGGAATTGGGCAGACGCCTCTGGCTGAGGACTTCAACATTGGCTGGAGCAGGCTCCAGATGATGCTTCAGCAATGGGAGCGAAAGCGCTGGCTTGTATATCATCTGGTGGATTTGAGTAAGGTCTCGACTGGGGCGGTGAGTTATACAGTTGGCCCAGGGGGGGATTTTAATACTGGAGCGAATTCCGCTCGGCCGGATAAGCTGGAGAGCGCTTTCGCACGCCAGCTCGTGACCTCCAGCCCGAACCAGATCGATTACTCGCTGGGGATACTGCAAAGCCGAGAGGACTACAATACCATTGGGCTGAAACAGCTCCAGAGCTTCCCCGGATGGGCTTTTTTAGATTCGGGCTGGCCATTAGCCACGCTGTATGTATGGCCAGTGCCTCAATCAGCGATCTACGAGATCCACATAACAGTCAAACAACAGCTCCCAGTGAGCTTCGCGAATCAGGCTACACTGTTCAGCGTCCCATATGAGTACTACGCAGCGATGATGTATAATTTGGCCCTTCGCCTGCGCAGTCGCTGGCAAATTCCGACCTATCCAGGGGATCCGCTGAGCGGCTTGGCCAAAGACTCGCTCAATGTGATGAGAAATGCAAATGCTCAGATCGCGAGACTTAGAGTTCCAGCTGAGCTAAACAGACCGGGGATTTATAACATATTCTCAGATCGGAACTATTGAGATGTGGAGATGTCTCTGGCTTCCATGGCATAAGTTTGTCGTTGTCAAGCGTGTAAGTTGCAATAGCGACTATCTGAGGTGCTCTTGTGGTCGCGAGTATGCAATTAATCACGATGTTAGAGTAATTCTACCATGGACCGATGTTAGGAGCTTTTACTTGACTCAAAGGGCCTCAGGCCCCTAGGCGAAGTAAGCTGGCCACTGTCTTCGTCTAGTCAAACTGACCGGCCAATAGGGAGAACGGGCGAAGAGCCTGTTGCACTGCAATGGCATCTGGAAACATGGTTGTGAATTCTGGCCCGTTCGAGCATTCGGCGGGGATTATTGAGGCTGCGGCGGGAGGTGGACAGGCCAACGCGACTCCACTGACTGGGCTAGTCAATGCAGTTATTACAGTAACCACCGCGGCTGATTCGGTGTTGCTGCCCAGCGCAGTCCCTGGCGCGATGGTGATGGTTTG